ATCGTTTTTAATGCGAGCAACCATATGCACGCAGCGGTCACCAGCTACGACTCGACGACGGGTGTGCTGGTGGTCGACGTAAATAGTCACACGGGCAGCGGCACCTACGCAGTCTGGTCAGTAAACGTCGGCGGCATTGGTGCAGGCGCGATCCCGAGCGGCGGCACAACGGGGCAGGTGTTGGCGAAACTCTCTAACACCAACTATGACGACGCCTGGGTGACTCCCACGGTTGCGGTTGGTGGCGTCACGGGCCTCGGCACGGGTGTGGCGACCGCACTTGCGACCAACCTCGGCACGACAGGCTCACCAGCCCTTCGGCTCATCCAGTCCGACACGACGCCCGCGAGTCCGAACGCAATGGACGAGTGGTATGACTCAGCTACCGGGGCACGGTATGTTCGCTACGGCAGTCAGTGGGTGGAAGTGTCCGGCAGCACCATCGGCAACGCACTTGCCACTACGACCACGGCAGGCACGGTGCCTGGCATCGGCACAGCCGACACAGCAACAACAAACGCCCTTACCGTTGCCGATTATCTTTTAGTTCCCCCAGCGATTATGGCTTGGGAGCGCATAACGGCTGCAGTTACTGGCAGTGGAACAAGTGAAGGTAATTCTGGCATTTATTACGGTGTGGGAACGGGTGTCACGGCTTCTTCAACTTCGCGGGTTGATTCAAACACAAGCGCAGGAGACCCGTGGTATTTTGGATACTATAACACTGGAGCCTTTGGCGCGACCGACCGCTACATAATCAACGGGATATTCTTACGAATCTCCAGCACCTCTACGGGAGTCTGGCGGTTTGGTATCGGCAAAACTTACACTGGTGCGGTCGGACAATGGACCGAGGCCGGATTCGGATTTGTATGCAAAAACGTCCGACTGTGGAGCTTCACGCACAACGGAACTACCTATACTGAAAACGACACAGGGGTGGATATTCCGAGCGGAGAAATACCAATGCAGTTTTGCATACTACGCACCTCAACTGCGCATTTGTTTTACCTTAATCGAACCTTGGTTGCAACCCACACTGCAACAGGGTATGCCAACGGCAGGTTCATCCGTATTGAGGCTGAAAACGGAGCAGACTCAGCGGCGCAGCGGATGCGTATTTCACCTGTAACCCTAAGATTCCTATGATAACCGCCCTCGACATTGCTGATGCCCTGAACCTTACTGGAGTTACCTTCACCGTTGAGGGAGGACGCGCTAGCATCACTGCCAACGAGACGGTTACCGAGGCTATGCAATCTCGCGTGCGGGCTTGGTATGCTGCGGGTGAAGTTTCCAGCCTTATAAGCCTAGACGCTGACCTAGTGCTGTCCCGTCTCACCCTTGCCGAGCGCGAGGATTTATTCACCGCTCGTCGCACGGTCTGGCAGGTAGATTATTTCCTGACCCGCGCAGCGACCACCGGGATCATCTCGACCGCCGACGCCGACCTTCTCGCAGCGCAGGAAATGTTTGCCGAGCTGGGCATCATCGCTGCTGAACGCTGGACCGACCTCCTCGCCCCCTAACCTATGGCTATCACATTCCCAGCATCTCCCACAAACGGACAGCAGTTTACTGTCGGCGCACGCACTTGGACGTATTCTACCGCGAAGGCGGCGTGGCTCGGTGGCACTAGCTCCTTAGAGGTGGGCAACATCACGGGCATCGGCACGGGTGTGGCGGCTGCGCTGGCAAACGCTGCCAACGCGACTGGCGGCATTGTGCTGGCGGGTGGAACAAGTTCACTCAATATCAACGGCACGGTTGGCGCAACTACTGCTTCTACTGGTGCGTTTACTACCATCACTTCGTCTTCCGCTACGGATGCGACGACGAACAACACAACTGGAGCGGTGGTGCTATCAGGAGGTCTTGCGGTGGCGAAATCTGTTACGATTGGCCCTTCAACTGGGGTGCAGCTTCGGTTTATGGGGGGTGGCGGAAATGGACAATTTGAGAGTTGGACTGCACAGACGGGGACAGGATTAGCGTTAAAAGTATATCACGGGCTTCAAGTCCTTCGTAGCACTAATCAAAACTCCACTCTGCTTGATGTTTTTGACAACACGACAAGTAACGCAACCACCCCGTATTTGCGGGTGCGTAATAGCAACGGAGACTTTTTTCAAGTGGGTGCGCTTGGTGACATTTCGATGACCAAAACGATTACCGCAACAGGAACTACGGGTGCGGTTACTATTAATAAATCAAGCGGTGCAGTCAATTTTGCTGCTGCTGCAAGTTCACTAGTCGTAACCAATTCGTTTTGCACCGTAAACAGCGTTATTCAGCTAACAGTTGGCACTAATGATACTACCATGCGTAGCGCAATTGCCGTTGCTGCTGCGGGTTCGTTTACGATTTACCCAACGAGTGCACCTACCGCTGAGACTCGTGTTTATTTCACCATAACAAACTAATATGCAACTCGAAGAACTCCTTGCCTCCCTCGGTATTATGCAGCACATGATTCCGCTGTCCAATTACCGCGATGACCTCATCCGCGAAAACGCTGCTGCACTACAAGCCCTCGGCATTGCTAAAGATGCCGAGAAACAAGCTGCCCTCGATGCTCTTCGCTTAGAGCTAACGCCAACGGACGTAATCGAATGAGCCGCGACGAACGAGACGCCATTCAGTTCCTGCTCTCCGTCGTTGCAATCGGCGTCGGGGTGATGGTCGGAATCTGCACGCTGTTTTTCCACCTACTTACATGAACCCCACCGTCGCTCTCCTCGCCCTGCTCGCGCTGACCGGATGCTCAACCTCACGCGCCCCCGTCCTGCGGCCTGCGGTGGTCTCTGCGCCCGTTGTGGCAAGCCAAGAGGGCAAGGACCGCACCATCATCGCCGAAGCCGATAAAATCGACGCTATCGTTCCCGCAGCCAAACCCCACACCGATGCTCAACGCGCCGCAGTTGCGGCTGCCCCAGCGGCGGATGTATCCCGGCTGGTGAAGGCACTTGAGGCCGAGGCGGCGCAGCTCCTCAAGGAGATTGCGATCCTTACCAAAGAGCGCGACGAGGCCCGCAACCAGACCGACCGCACCATCATCATCGGTGGCTACGCACTCGTGGCGTTGCTTGTCACTGGCGGAGTCGCTACGTTTTTCCTAATGGCCCAGCTGGCTTTCCTTGGGCCGCGCATCGGCTACGCGCTCATCGGTGCCGGCGGCTCGGTCTTCGTGATGCTCCAGGCCTACCAGTGGACCAAGGCCCACCCGTGGGTGACTGGTGCCACGCTGCTCTTTCTCGTCGCTGCCGGTGCGTTTGCCGCAGCCAACCAGGTCCACGCCAAAGAGTCCGCCACATGACCACCATCAAAACCATCCTTGCAGACCTTCTGGCAGACCGCGCAGTGCAGCTCGGCACCGGCACCAGCTCGCTGAGCCTATTCGGTGCGTCGCAGCTCACTGCGCCTCCGGTGTGGGTCGGGCAGGCGACGACCTACATCGGCCTCTATGCCGCGGTGGTCGGTGGGCTCTCGGCGACCGCCACATTGGTTTACGTTATTCTCAAGATCCGCCGCATCGTAAAGAGCCCAATAGTGGTGGAGAACGATTAAAAACCCATGAAATCCAAACCGCGCCGGTTCGTCGTTGCCTCAGATAACCACGGCGACATGGCCGACGCCACGGCGACCGAGGCGCTGTTTGCATTTATTGAGGACTACAAGCCCGAGATCCGCATCCACGCCGGCGACAACTGGGATTTTCGCAACTTGCGAAAGGGCGCATCCGACGATGAGAAAGCCGCTAGCTTGGAGGATGATTGGGACTGGGGTGCGCGGTTCCTTGAGCGGTTCTTTAAGGGCGGCACAACCAAGGTGTTTTTAAGAGGCAACCACGACGAGCGGTTATGGGATTTTAGGGAATCCGCAACCGGCCTGCTCCGCGACTACGCCGCCGATGGGATCAAGCGGGTCGAGGGCATGATGAAACGCCTAGGCGCAACCATGCTGCCCTACGATGCGGAGCTCGGCATCTACGAGCTCGGCAAGCTGACCGTGATCCACGGCTACCATTGCGGTGTCGGTGCGGCCCGCGCTCACGCCAACATTTACGGCAACACGATATTTGGACACGTGCATACCATTGAGTCCGCGCCGGTCGCTAGCCGCGAACCAGCCGAGGCCCGCTCCATCGGGTGCCTCTGCCGCCGCGACATGGGTTACATCAACCGCAAGACCGCCAAGCTCCGCTGGGCGCAGGGCTGGGCTTACGGTGTGCTGTTCGACGACGGCACCTACCAGCTTTTCCAGACCCGCAACATTAAAGGACGATTCTATGCCGCTACCGAAATCAAAAGCTACTAAGACCAACAGTTGGGCTGCAATGTTTGCGGCTGAACTTAAAGGCCGAGAGACCTTGTTCCCTGCGGACTCCAAATCTAAAGAACAGATCATGGCGATGCGAAAGGAAATGGGGATATGCTGTTCCCCAAGTCAGGTGCACAAATTCCTTAAAAAAGAAATGGAAGCGGGCCGACTTAAAATGCTTACGGGGCGAGTGCTCGACAAAGACGGAAAACTGCAACACGCCGCCCGCTACGTCATCGTCTCCTGATGCGCATCAAGATCACAGTCGAGACCCGTAGCGGCGAGACTGGATCGGAGCGAAATTACGTTTACGCCTGCGAGATGCCCGACAAAACTAGCTTTGAGACCATTGAGGCCCACGTCTCCAACGTCGCTCGGCTGCTCGACCGCCAGGCGAGCGAGGCGCTGGATGAGGACGACGACGACGACAAAGAGAATTGGAAGGCTACGCCGTAGCAGGCGGATTTTATCGCACAAATAAAAGATGCGATAAGCAAGCAACTCAACGCGACTTGCAAAAGATGTCGCACAAATAGATGCAGATTCTTTTCTTTTTGTGTTGCAAAACGAAAACAGCAATGAAATAGTCTGTGGCATGATCTCAACCAAACCAATTAAGCAGAAAGTAAAAATCTTAGGCCAAGTCGTCACGGTTGGAACTAAAAAACACGCCGCGCTTCTTGTGCAGATTAAGCACTTCAATGACCTTGCCAAATACGAAAACAGCTAATGCGTGCCAAAACCAAACAAGGCAACCGCAACGCCGCCAAACCAGCCGCAAAAAGACGCGTGCCAATTAGTGCGCGAGTTTTGCCCGAAACCGCAGCGGCCCTACGCGCCGACAAACGCGGCGTAGGCCGGGCGATTGATGCAAATACAAGTTCACTTTTTCAACAACCCAACACATGAACATCCTAACACTAGTCCTCCTTGCCCTCTGCGTCTCCATCATCGGCGTGATCGCCCTCGGTGGCGATTGGGCATCAAAGAACTTGGAGCAAGCCAACAAGGCAAAGTTGAACAAGCCGAACAAGCCGAGCGTCAAAGCCAAGCGGGCGATTAAAGGAGGAGTGAAGTGAAGACCAAAGATTTTTGCAGCGGCACCTACCTCGCCAACCGCGCCGCCGATGGCCTGCCCTACCCTGAGCAGGCACCGCTGCGCTGGGAGTCAGACGCAAACGGCGAGCCGTTTCGCGCCCTGCCAGAAGAACAGCCGGAGCCAATGAACGCCTGGGCGACCCTCGCCCCACTCACTTTTCACGAGGCCATCCTGCGCATCGTGAGATCCCAACACCACATAAACACGGAGAACCTATGAACACAGACAGATCCACAGTCAGCATAAACGGAGGCCCAGCAATTGACGCAGGGCGCTTCAGCGAGATCGCAAGCGCGCTGTCCCGCCCTCGCCACATCCTTGAAACCATCCTGGCACTCACCCACGAGGCCATTGCAAATCAGATTGAAGAGGTTGAATCCGCCGCAGCAGAAGCCGCTGGCGACACCGACGACGAAAAGCCCGTCGTGGCAAAACTCTCCTTGGCCATCTCGTGGCCGGCGGGCGAGCCGATCCCAGAGGTCACGGTCAAATCATCCTACTCGGTGAAACGCACAAACGAGGCCACGGCTCTTGCCGATGGTGATCAAGGCAAGCTGCCATTTGGCGCAGGGGAGGGCGAGAAATGAACCTCAACATCACCAAAGGTCCGCGCAAGTCCGCGGTGCGAGCCGTAATTTACGGCGTCGAAGGAGTGGGTAAATCATCGCTTGCGGCGCTTCTTCCTGAGCCGCTGTTTTTAGACTTGGAGGAAGGCACCCACCAGCTTGACGTTGCCCGCTCAAGCGTGGACACGTTTGCCGGGCTGCAATCGGCGCTTGCTCAGCTCGCCGTCAATACGGACGGCTACAAGACCGTGGTCATCGACAGCGCCGACTGGTGCGAGCGACTTGCCGCCGAGGCCTTGCTCAAGAAGCAGGGAAAGAAATCCATTGAGGACTTCGGGTTCGGCAAGGGATTTGTGATGCTTGCCGAGGACATGGCCCGCACGCTCGCTGCGTGCGATACGCTCGTCCATCGCGGCGTGCATGTCGTCTGGATCGCTCACGCCAAAACCGTTCGTGTCTCCCCGCCTGATATGGTGGATGGGTTCGACCGCTATGAGATGAAGCTGGCGAAGCAAATCGGGCCGCTCTTCAAGGAGTGGGCGGATTTGCTGCTCTTCGCCAACTACGAGACCTCGACCATTAAGGGCAACGACGGGCGGGTAAAGGGCGACGGTGGAAAACGCCGCGTGCTCATCTCTGAGCGCGCCGCCGCTTGGGATGCCAAGAACCGATATGGTCTCCCAGAGATCATGCCGATGATTCAGAACGAGCTGCCGCCTGAGCTCGCCGCGATCTTCGCCGGTAAGATGACGCCCCGAGCAGCCGCTCCGGTGGCTGCTACTGAGCCCGCTCCGGTCTCGGGTTTCTGGCGGGCGGCGGACATGCCGGTGGCGTTGGCTACGCCTCAGCAGATCGCCACGCTCACCACCTACGGAAAGAACTCCGTCGGCGCAAAACTTATCGACGCTGCGCTGGCGCACTACGGACAAATCAGCCCGTCCGACCTCACCACCGATCAGGCCGCAAAGGTGATCACTCGTTGCCAGGAGGAAATGAACAAGCCTGCCGCACCAGCAGCGAAGCCCACCGGCCCGCTTGCAACCGCTGCCGCTCCGTTCGTCTGGTCCGCAGGTTTCGCGGACTGGATGGCCTCGAACGAGGACGCGGTTAATACGTTCCTTATCGGTAAGTTTTGGCTCAACGCCGGCCAGACTTGGCGTGACCTCAGCGCCGAGCGCGCGGAGTCTCTTATCCAGCGCGAGGCGGCGTTTGCGGCGTCGGCCAAGATCCCAGCGCGTGGAGGTGTAGCGTGATCGCCTATACTGAAGAACAGAAGGCGCGAAAGCGGGCGTTTATGGCCGCATATCGAAAAGCCAATCCTGAAAAGGTAAAGGCACGGAAGGCCGCATATCGGAAAGCCAACGCTCAAAAGGTTAAGGCGCAGAGTGCCGCATGGTATAAAGCCAACCTTGAAAAAGAGAGGGCGCGCAGGGCTGCATATCGAAAAGCCAACCTTGAAAAAGAGAGGGCGCGGAAGGCCGCATATCGAAAAGCCAACCCTGAAAAGGAGAGGGCGCGGAAGGCCGCATATCGGAAAGCTAACCCTGAAAAGGAAAGGGCGCAGAATGCCGCATGGAAAAAAGCCAACCCTAAAAAGGTTAAGGCGTCGAGTCGCCGAGCCCGTCAGCACGCCCACCTCTGCGAGCTACAAACCACAATCGCGGCCATCCAAAAGGTCGCTGCTACCGCACAGAAACAAATCTCAGCCCAAATCCAAAAATGAAAACACAAATCGAAATACACAACGCCCTCCCCGACAGCGTGGAGAGCTTCCTTACGCTGCTACAAGGCAGCGCCAACACGCTGCTCCAAGCCGCTCAAATGCTCGTTCGCCTCAAGGAGAACGACCCGACCATCATCGACCAGGTGGTGAGTGCAGGCGCATCACCGCGCCTTGTCGGTGATCTGCTACGCGTCGGCGAAGGCAGTCTCAACCCGAGCCTCCTCTTCGACAACTCAGCCGCCGCCAAGAAGGTCAAGCAGTTGCCCGTCTCCGCTCAGGCCGAGATCATCAAGCGCGGTGCGGTGGAGGTGGTGATGGGCGGTAGCGAGGCCGACACCATCATGGTGCCGCTCCACGCAATGAGCCCGGAGCAAGTGAAGCAGGCGCTCGGGCCGACTGGGCAGCAAAGCCGCGCCGACCAGCTTGCCTACATCCGCCGCAACTCCCGCCCCGCCGGACCCGACATTGACCAGCCTGCCTATCTGGCGCGCAAGGATCGTCTGATCATCAACCGCCCGTGCGAGCTCAGTCGCTTGCAGGTCATTCGCTTGCTGGAGGAGATGTCATGAGCGCGCTTAACGGTGGGCCTGCGTTCCCTTTTCGCGAAGAGGACGGAGCGGGTGGATACGACCAGCACGTGGGCATGAGCCTGCGCGACTGGTTTGCGGGTCAGGCGTTGCTTGGCATCATGGCCAACTATACCACAGCCAAGTTTGGCGCAACTGACGCTGACGTTGCCCGTGGAGCCTACGATTACGCCGACGCCATGCTTGCCGTCCGAGCCAAAACGGAGGGCAAGAAATGAGCGCCCCCATTACCCTCACGGGCATCGGCGACGCTCAGATCGAGATCGCCATCAGCTCCCACGCGCTGCGCTCCGAGGCGCTGACTCGCGCTCAGGCTGTCCTCTCGGTTGGTGATGCGATGGATGCCGCTGAGGCATCCGACGCCCTACGCCTCCTCACCCAGCTTTCCAAGCAGGTTGAGGCGGCGAGAGTCGAGGTCGGCAAGCCGGTGCTGGAACTCACCCGAAAAATCAACGCCACCGCCAAGGATTTTATTGGCGAGGTGCTGGAGGAGAAGACCCGATTAGAGGGCATCCTCGGCACGTTCCAAGCTGCAGAGCAACGCAAGGCCGACGCCGCCCGCCGCTTGGCGCAGGACGAGGCAAACCGCTTCGCCGCTGATGCCGCCCGAGCCCAGCACGCAGTTGAGCGGGCGATCAGCGCAACCGAGATTGAGCGCAGCCAGCAAGCCGCAGCCGAACTTGAGGTGAAGGCCATCGAGGCCCGCGTGGCGGTTGCTGCCATCGCTGCAATCAAGCCCGAGGGCGTCGCGCTCCGGCAGTCATGGAAGTTCGAGGTCGTGGACATTAATGCGCTCTTCAAGGCGCGCCCCGACCTTTGCGTCATCGAGCCTAACAACGCGGGTATCCGCGCCCAGATCCCACACAACCAATCTCTGCCAGGTCTCCGCATCTGGCAGGAAGCCAAAGCTAGCGTCCGTAACTAATTCAACGCCCAACCCAACACTACCATGTCACAACATCCAACTGGCCGTTTTACGGCCCTTGTCCAGAAAGCCGAAGTCGGCGAATCCACGAAGAAGGGAACGCCTGGCGTATTCTTCTCGTTCAAAACCAGCGAGGGCGAAATCGACGGCACGCTCTGGCTCTCCGAAAAACCCTACGAGCGCAGTCTTAACACGCTCCGCGAGTGCTTCGGCTTCAACGACGACTTTGCTACCTTGGCCGCTCAGGCCGAGGGCCGCGAGGTTTCTATCACGGTCGAGACCGAGACCGACGAGAAAGGAAAAGACTGGTCGCGGGTCAAATGGATCAACGCGATCCGCTCAGCCGCAGCCAAGCCTGCAGCCAAGCCTGTCGCCGGCGGAATGCTGGCACGCCTTTCTGCTCAGGCAAAGGCGATTGCCAAGCCCGCCGGGATGCCGGCGCCGCAGCCCGCAAAGCCCAAGCCCGCGCCCGCTCCGGCAGCAATCAACGACGGCGACGTGCCATTCTGATGACCACCAAACCCAAAACCACCCGCCGCCTTACGAGCGGGCTCAAGGCACCGAAGCGCGTCACCGAGGCGAGCCTCTCCCGCGAGATCGCCGAAGGCGCAAAGTTCTTCTGGTCGTCCCGTGGCGGCAACCCAAACGCCGCCTTCTGCCGTCCTCGATTTAACTCCAAATGAAATCCTCCCTCGCTCATAAGTTCAACCGCGCCGAAGCCCTTGGGTGGTCGCGCTCCATGCCCTCGTGGCTGGGGCCGTGTGCCTGGCTAAAGAAGTCCAAGAAGGAGCGCCGCGAGATGCTCGGCAACCTTCGGCGGATGCGCGCCAACAATGCGTGGGTGCCGGTGGTGGAGGGAGGCGCGTGAACCTCCGCCCCTACCAGTCCCGAGCCGTGGATTTCCTGCAATCCCGCATCGGCATCGGTGCTCGTGGCCTTGTCGTCTGCCCGGCGGGCGGAGGCAAGACCATCATCGGAGCTGCCGCGCTGGCCCTCGTGGCCCAGCCTTGGGACCGCATCGGCTGGGCCTGCAATACCCGCGAGCAAGTGGAGCAGGGGCAGGCCGCGCTGAAGGCCGCGGGCGTGAAGTCGGCGTGGGTCAAATGCGTTGCGGGCATTACCCGCGAGGACACCGCCGGCCTCGACTTTCTGGTGGTGGACGAGGTGCATCATCTGCCCAGCGCGAGCTGGTCGCTGATCGCCGACGCTTGCCCCGGCACCATCTGGGGGCTGACTGCCACGCCCAAATCACCAGATCCAGAGCGCAACTTTTGGTTCGCCCGCTTCTGGGGCGAGGGCAACACGATCACCATCCTTCGGGCCGAGGTGCTGGAAGGCGGGCACCTGGCGCATGGTCGAGTCGTAATCCTCGACATCGACCAGCAGGGCGAGTTCGACTTGATGATTGAGAGCGCGGCCCAGCTTGAGTCGCTCAAGATGGCGCGCCGGTTCCCGATGCTGGACAAGCAGGAGATCTACCGGCGCGCCCAGTGGCGCACCACCCTTGACCTCTTGATCGAGAACCCCGCCCGCAATGCTGCGGTTGTTGAGACTGCGCTGATGGAGATCGGGCGCGGGCAGTCGGTGCTCGTGCTCGTGGCCGAGATTGAGCAGGGCGAGCGGTTCGCTGCGCTCATCCCTGATTCCATCGTGGCTCATTCCAAGATGGGTGCGAAGAAACGGAAGGCTGCGATTGATGCGTTCCGCGACGGCACGCTCCGGTGCCTGATCGCCACCAGTCTGGCCGACGAGGGTCTCGACGTTCCCCGCGCCTCGGTGCTGATCCTTGCGACCGCTGGGAGATCCGGCGCGAAGCTGGAGCAGCGCACCGGGCGCGTGATGCGTCCGCATGAGGGCAAGGGTGTCGGGCTGGTTTATGATTTTGCGGACGCGGGGGCCAGCATGGCTCGGTCGCAGGGCTTGGCCCGCCGGCGGGTTTACAAGCAGCTTGGCTACGCAATCGAAACTTCCGCGCTCTGCGCCGCCGCCGCATGATTCCTAAAATAGGCAGACCCTTCTCGGCGCTCACCCCCGCCATCATCGAGCGCGAGCGCCTGCGCATGTCGAAGGCCAAGCCCGGTGCCTACGTCATCACCCGCCGCGCCAAGGAGCTTGGCGTGAAGAGCTCAACTCTCAGCTACCACCTCCGCAACGGCTACGAAGCCAGGTGCGGAGTAATAACCTGGCGAAAGCGCACGGCGCTCGCCCTCCGCACCGCCAACAAAGGCAACAACACTCTCGCCGCCAAGATGCTGCGCGAGGCCGCAGACATCCTTGATTCTCAATGAAAACCTCTCCCCAAATCTTTATGCAATTTTGCACACTCATGGGCCTTCCGGCCCCGGTGGCTGAGTTGCAGTTCGAGCCGCTGCGCCGCTGGCGCTTCGACTACTCGTGGCCCGAAGCCAAGATCGCGCTCGAAGTCGAAGGCGGCATCTGGTCGGGCGGTCGCCACACCCGCGGCAAGGGCTTTGTTGGCGACATGGCAAAATACAACCACGCCGCCCGCCTTGGGTGGCGGGTGCTGCGGGTGCAACCCAAAGATCTCATGACGCTGGCGACGGTGCAACTGGTGAAGGAGGCAGGCAGCGCATGAGCTTTCATATTGCAGACCTTTTCTGTGGGGCCGGTGGCACTTCGACTGGAGCGATTGAAGCAGTAACAATGCTTGGCCACACGCCGCGCCTGACTGCCGTGAATCACTGGCCGGTGGCGATTGCCACCCACACGCTCAACCACCCCGCGCATCGCCATTTTTGTGCAACCATCGACCAGCTCAATCCGCGTGAACTGTTCCGCGATGGCGAGCTTGATCTTCTTTGGGCATCGCCAGAGTGCACCCATCATTCGACGGCGCGTGGCGGCAAGCCCATCAATGACCAGTCGCGGGCCTCGGCATGGTGTGTTGCGCGTTGGGCTGAAGCTCTTCTTCCATCAACCATCATGGTGGAAAACGTCCCTGAGTTCGCTACATGGGGGCCGATTGGAAGCAATGGTCGGCCACTAGCCAGCCGCAAGGGCGAGACCTTTCAGGCCTGGCTGCGCTGCCTTGAGTCGCTGGGCTACACCGTTGAGCATCGGACGTTCTGCGCGGCTGACTACGGCGACCCCACCACTCGCACCCGTCTCTTTGTGCAAGCTCAGCGTGGACGCAGGCGCATTGTCTGGCCTGATGCCACCCACGCCGAGATAACCGGCGGCGATTTGTTCGCCTGCAAGCGTAGGCCTTGGGTATCAGCGGCGGAGATCATTGATTGGTCGCTTCCGCTGCCTTCAATCTTCGACCGCAAGAAGCCTTTGGCAGACAATACCCTTGCCCGCATCTTCAAGGGATTAAAGGCCCACGGCGGGGCAACGATCATTGCGATGGAGCATGGAGGTCGGAGCCTATCAACCGCCCGACCGCTCCCGACCGTCACGACTGCAAAGGGTGGGGCGTTTGGGGTTGCCTACATCCTTCCCCAGCAATCTTGCGGTAAACTCAGGCCCGTCACGAAGCCGATGCCAACCGTCGCGACTGCCGGCGCGCTTGCCCTGATAGTGGAATACTACGGCAACGGTGTGGCTCGGCCCGTTACGGAGCCGCTTCCCACGGTCACCTGCCGCGACCGCTTTGCGCTCATTCGTCAGCAGGGCGGCGACATTGGCTTTCGGATGCTTCGCTGGAACGAGTTGGCGGCGGCTCAAGGATTTAGAAGCGACTACCAGTTTACCGGAAACGTGCAGGACAAAACTAAGCAGATCGGCAACGCCGTGCCTCGCAATTTAGCGCGAGCTTTGGTGCTCGCCGCCATCGGCCAAGTGACCGACGTGGCTGGAATTATCGAACCAACTTTGAAAGCAGTTTAACAAATGATAAAACCTCAATCAGCACTCGGTCGCACGCCGCCGCACTCGGTCGAGGCGGAAGAGCATCTGCTTTCCGCCTGTTTGCTCGACGGCACCGACATCATCTCGCGTTGCCTGACCAACGAGATCACCGCCGCATCTTTCTACATCCCTGCCAACCGCATTATCTTTGAGCAGGTGCTTGAGCTCTACAACGCTGGCACGCCAGTCGATACATCCATTCTGGCCGAGGAACTTCACAGCGCCAAAAAGCTGGAAGAGATCGGCGGCATCCCTTATCTGCTTCGCGTCTCAAGCAAGATGCCAACCACGGGTCGAGCCTCCTACTTCATCGAGAAGATCCGCGAGCTCTCGGTGCTGCGCGACATCATCTCAGCCGGGACTGCCGCGGTGGAGAACTGCTACACCTACTCTGGCCCCGATGACCTCGCTGGCATCCTCAGCAAGCTCAAGGAGCCTCAGGACAAGGCCGAGATCGGGCTGGGCGGGTGGAAGCCGGTCACCGCCGCTAAGGCCGCGCTGACGCCCACGCCAGCCCCGCCTGAGCTGATCAGTGGGATGCTTTATGCCGGCGGCACCCTCATGATGAGCGGGGCAAGCAAGAGCATGAAGACTTACACGATGATCCACGCCGGCCTGGCGGTGGCGTCGGGCAGCGAGTGGATGGGCAAGAAGACCACCCAACGCCCCGTCATCTACCTCAACCTCGAACTCCAACCGTTCGCAATGGAAAAGCGGGTGCGCGAGATCGCGTCGGCGATGCGGATAGATTGCCCTGCCGCTTTTCACATCGTGAACCTACGCGGCACTCTCGTGAACATCGGCGTGGTCGAGGCCCAGCTCCACCGCCTCCTGACCCGCCTCGACCCCGGCTTGGTCATCATCGACCCTCACTACAAGATCAGCGCCGCCTCGGGCGTGGACGAGAACAGCAACGACGCCCAAGGGCTCCTTCTCTACCGGCTTGAGAACACCATCTGCAAACGCGGCGCGGCCCTGATGATCGCTCACCACTTCAGCAAGGGCGACAAGTCCCAGACCAAGGCGATGGACCGCGCCGCCGGCGGCGGTGCGCTGGCCCGCTGGCCGGATGTCATCATGACGCTCACCGAACACGAGGACGAGGGCTGCTGCGTGGCTGAGTTTTCCTTGCGCAACTTCGCCCCGATCCCGGCGTTCGTGTTGCGTTGGGAATATCCGGTTTGGCATCTGGCAGAGGGTGCCGATGCTAGCAAACTCAAGAAGGCGGGTCGGCCTGCAAAGAACCCAGCAGAGTCCTTGTTGCCCCTCATCCCTCACAACGGAATTACGCGGGGTGAACTGCTCAAGCTAGTTCAGGACAAGTGGTCGCAACCCTCGCTTTACAAAGCAGTCAAAAAGCTCATCGACGACAAAAAGGTGCGGGAGATGAGCCACCAAATCTACGTCGTTTGACCAAAAAACCAATCAACCCAAACCAATCACTTACGTAACTTTTCTCATAATTCTCATAATTCTCATAAGCTATTTTGAGAAGCCCCTTTTTTTTATTCTCAGAACACTACGTGATTCTGAGAAAGAAAAAAGGGTCAATGGGCGAGCTTTCGAGAACAAATAATATTGAGAAACGTAAGTCGAAAAAGAAACGGAGCAAAAACCACCATGAGCTACGAAAGAAAAACCACCCGCCCGAACTGGGAATACACCCTGCCCGAACTCCAAGCGATGGCCAAGCTGGCCGCAGCAACGTCGCTGTGGCACGCTGCGGGGGCGCTGGGGGCAAGTTGGGCCACAGTCAGGCGGGCGTGCCGCCTGACGGGCTTGGAGCCCCGCCGCAGGCCTTCCAACGCCAATGCCAAGGCCAAGGCGCTGCGGTTGCGGGCCAAGGGCCGCACCTACGCCGAGATCGGGCGTGTAGTTGGGTATAACCAGCAGTCCGTGTTTAACTGGTGCCGGGATGCTGAGTTGGCGGTCGATTGCCGGAGGAAGGCAGCATGAGCAGGATTCTTTACGCATCGCAGCCAAGGGTGCAGCCGCTTCTCTCCATCCTTACCCCGGCCATTCCGCAGCGTCTCGCGCAGCTTCAGGTGCTTGGCGCGGAGATTGAGCGTCAGCGCGTGGGCGTTGAAGAGAAGGTCGAATGGCTGGCGCTGGTCGATCCTTGCGGCCACCGCACCATCGGCGAGAAGCGCGACGAGCTCGTGCAGTTGGCCCGTGGTCGGTTTGTCGCTTTCGTGGACGACGACGACGCCATCTCACCCGATTATGTCACTTACCTTCTCGGCGCGATCCGCGAGGCCGACGCGAACGTCTCGGTCATTACTTTCCGCCAGGCTGCTTCGTGGAACGGCCAATGCTCGACGGTTGAGTTTCGCCTCGGGCAGCTCAACGCCCCATTCGCGGTCGGTGGCATCACCCAGCGCAACGCCTGGCACGTTTGTGCTTGGCGCTCGACGCTCGCCAAGGCCCACCATTTCCCAGCGACCAACTACGGCGAGGATTGGGCTTGGGCTCGTCACCTCTGCCTTAGCGCCGCCGGCGAGATTCACATCCCTTTAGTCCTACACACCTACACCCACCATGAAAACACAACAGCAGCACCAGCACCCACAGCCTGATTCCCAACTACTCGCCCGCGCTCACCGCGCCATCCGAATCCTCGAAAGCCGCAAGAAGGCGGTGATCAAGGAGCACTCCGAGCGCACCAAGCGCCTCCGCAACGCAGTCGATGCGCTCGTTACCTCAGCCCTCGACCCAGACGACATGGTGCTTACGCCCATCACGCTTGCTCCTGAGCTGATCGCCCTGATCGAGAACCCCGAGGAGGGTCTGTAACCCACCACTCCCATGCTCACGATCAACCAGCACCCAGTTGTCGCAGCCGACTACGGCGACCGCCCTGAGCGCAGCCGGGAGAGCCAGCTTGCGGCCCTTGCCAGCGAGATCGCCGAGCGCTTGGAGGAGATGGAGCAACTGAAGATGCAATCGGCTGGCAGTCTTGTGACCAAGCTCGCCGCGGTTCGGTCGGTGTCGCCGGTCGTGTTCCGCATGATCATCCAGCTCCTCCACGGCAACACCGCCGCCCTCGAGTCCTACGGGCAGCGGGCTGCGGCTCGTGGGGTCTCAAAGCAGATGGTGTTTCTTGAATGTAAAAACGAGTTGGCCAAGGTGCGGCATCTGTTCCCTGTGCTGGTTGATCACGTCGAATCCTTGCAGCTTAACGCCCTCGCCCACGAGGATCCCATGAGCAACAGCGACGCCATCCGCGAGGGTAGGGAGGCGACGGGGTGAGTGCCACCCCCCCCCACCCCCCTAAGAAAGCTCTCACTTTTGGGCGGGGGGATCGGGTTTTGTTACCCCTGCAACCCCCTTGGCTACAACTTTTTGCGTTACGCTTTGCTTTTAACCCAATTTCAATAAGACATGAAACTTCAAATCACTTACCTAAAGACCAACGACCTGCTACCTTACGCAGGCAACTCCCGCACCCACTCGGACGAGCAGGTGAACCAGATCGCCGCTTCGATTAAAGAGTTCGGCTTCGCCGCCCCCATCTGCGTCGCCGAGGGCACGATCCTTGCCGGCCACGGGCGCGTTATGGCCGCTCGGAAGCTCGGCCTGGAGGAAGTTCCCACCGTGGACCTCTCCCACCTGACGCCGGCCCAGCGTCGGCAATACGTGGTAACCGACAACAAGCTCGCCCTCAATGCCGGCTGGGACGAGGAGATGCTTGCCGCCGAGATCGCGCTGATGGCCGAGGAGGGCAGCGACCTGGACGTGCTCGGCTTTACGGCTGATGAGCTAGCGGAGATCCAAGCCGAGACGACAGAAGCCGAGACCGATCCTGACGAGACGCCTGAAGCTCCAGTGCAGCCGGCCAGCGTTCTTGGAGACGTTTGGGTGATGGGCAACCACAGAATAATCTGCGGAGATTGCACCAATCCTTCCAATCCGGCCTACGTCGATGTGGCCGTCACCCGTTGGCAGAACTTCACCGGCAAGCAGGCGATTAACGAAGCCACCGGCAAAACCTTTGACGAGACGAAGGCCAAGATGGAAGGCGCGAAGAAATGAGCGGCCCCGACAAAACCAAGGGTGTCGGCGTGACCACGCTGGCCAAGGTCTTCGACCTCACCCCCATGCGAGTACAGCAACTCGCCAGCGCGGGCGTGATCGTGAAGGTCGGTCACGGCACCTACGCGCTGATGGACTCGGTGCGTGGCTACGTTAAGTTCCTGCGCGAGCGCGCCGACCGCACTGGCGGCAGCAAGGAGCTTGCCGAGGTCAAGCGCCTCATCGCTCTTGAGGATTTGAAGATGAAGCAGCGCGAGAACTCGGTGCGCGACAAGGACGTCGTGGCCGCCGAGGAGATCCGCGCAATGGTCACGCTCGCCACCGCCAAGTGGGGCAGCATCCTTGCAACCAAGCTGGAGACCGAAGCGCCGGCGCGGCTGGTCGGCAAAGACTCCGCCGAGATGCGCGAAGAGATGCGCGCCGTAGTCGCCGAGCTGAGCGCAATTAGCCGCACGCTTTTTGTGGGCGAGATCGCGCCCGAGATCATGGCCGGCGAAGACGAGCAGACCCAGAAAGACGAAGCCGCTGCCATGGAAGAACTCAACACCGAGGACGAGACCACCGAGGACGAGACCACCGAGGCCGATGCTTAGGATTCCTCAACCGCTGGCCGACGCTTGGGGCATCCCGGCGCGTGATACCCGCCCCATCTACGAGTGGGCGCGTGACCACGTTGCCGACATCCCCGGCTCGCCGATTCGCGGTCGCTTCGACATCCGCAACTCCCCGTGGCTCAAGCGCCCGTTTGAAACGCTCACCGACCCGCTCTGCCGCCACACCACGCTCATCGCTCCGGTGCAGACCGGCAAGACCTTGCTCGCCGAGTTGGCCGTCGCCTACCGCCTCGCCAACGACCCCGGTCCCTGCTCCTTCACTTTCCAGTCCGACGAGATGGCCGCGATGGAAGCCAAAACCCGCCTGATGCCGCTGCTTGACTCCATTGAGTGCGTCGCCCGCCTGCTCCCTCGCCCAGGCCCACTCCGCACCCAGCAAGAGATCTTCTTGGGCAATCAGTTCCTCGTGCTTAACTCGGCCAACCTCGCGCACCAGCAAAGCCAATCCATCCGCTTCAAAATCAACGACGAGCTCTGGTTCCCTCGCTGGGCCGAGATCTACCCGCACGCCCTCGCCCGCGTCTCCGCTTTTGAGGCCCAAGGCATCTCCCACATCCTTGACATCTCCCAAGGCGGCACCGAAGGCGACACCGCTTGGACTAGTTTTGAAGGCGGCACCAAAGAAGTCTGGCACGCCGACTGCGCTGGCTGCGCCAAACCCATGCCGCTGAAGTTCCAATGCACCCGCACCGATGGTGGGCGCGCTGGCGTGGTATGGGATGCGAAGGCGAAGCGCGACGACGGCACCTTCGATGTTGCACTTGCCGCAGCATCGGTGCGCTTCGTCTGCCCTCATTGCGGCCACGAGCACCCCGACACCGACCGCACCCGCCACCAGTGGCGCACGACGGGCCGCTACGTCACACCCACCGGAGAGCCCCCCGCCCGTCGCCGCGTGAGCTTCACCTACGACGCCGTGGTCGCGCTGCCAATGGAAACCCTTGCCGCTCAATTCTGCGCTGCCGAGAACGTGTTTGCCAAGATGGGTGACGAGACCGAGCGGCGCAATTTTAAGCAAAAGAAGGAAGCCGGCTTCTGGACCATCGAGCGCAACGTGATCAAGCTCGGCGACCGCAAGCCCTCCGGCTACACCACCCAGACCCACCGAGACGCACCGCTGTCTGGCGAGATCGCCCGCGTGATGACCTGCGACAAGCAGCAGGCCGGATGGTGGGTGGAGATCGGCGCGTGGACGCCCGAGCCCACCTACCGCCAGCTTTACTTTGGCAAAGTCGAAACCCGCGATATGCTGCGCGAACTCCAGCGCATCTACGGCGTGAAGGATTACGCGGTCGGTCAGGATCGCGGCTACATGCCGAGCGAGGTGGACCGCGACTCGGTGGCGTTCGGTTGGAGCGGCATCCAAGGCGCAAAGACCAAGGGCAAGCGATGGCCGATGCGCGCCCACGACGGCAGCATGATCCTGACGCCCATCTCCGACACCCTCTTCGCAACGGTCGGCAACGACCAGACCGCACCCTACATTGAGTTTGACGGCGAGTGGGCCAAGGACGTCCTTTCCGCCAGCCTCTCCGGTCGCGGCTTTCCCTACCTGCTCCCCGACGACCATAACCCACTCTGGCCTGAGCAGGTGAAGAGCGAGGAGAAGCGCGAGGTGCGTCCTGGCGTTTGGCATTGGATCGAGGTGAAGCAGAACAACAACCACGCCCTCGACACCGCCTCCATGCAGATCGCGGTTGCCATGGCTCGTGGTATTCTGCGGAGCCCTGCGTAATCCTGCAAAAAGAATCTTTGAAATAGTGCTTGCAAACAATAAAATGGCGTGAATGCTCTTACACATAAACAACGCAATCACCGCCCGCCTCTTGTTAGGCTCAGTCTTCTTTTTCGGTGCCTCTGCTGGTTTCATGGCTTCATATATTCTAGCCAAGCGAGAAATACGCCGATTAAAAGCAAGACGGTTCCGATGACTAGGAGTAGTCGTAACTTTTTCCGACTAATCAGATCACAAGCCCACCCGCAACGGTGGGCTTTTTTGTGTCCACTTTTTACGCTCGCCCGCCTAGTGCGGGTTTAGGTTCCCGTGTTTTGTGTAGCTACCGTTCACCGTCCGAAGCGATGCGGCGCGGCTAGTCCCCATTTGGGGTTTCATCACAGCGCAGGCGGGGGCGCTGGCAATCGCCTCACCCCGCCACTTTTTACGATGCGAGCCATTGGTAATGGCTACCGTGTCCAATTTCTGCACCCAGTTTGCGACCCTCGACAACCGCATTGATGCGGCCGAGGGCGTGATCTACGGCGTTGCAGTCATCACCAAAGGCCCAGCCCTAGGCCACGGGATGATAGTGGACGACACGACCCTCGCTGGCGTGGTCGCCCAGGCCAACACCTACGAAGGCGGAATGAAGGTGAAGCTCGACCACACCGACTCCGCCGGTGCCATCGTCGGTTACCTTCGCAATTTCCGCATTGAGGGCGACGCCGTGCGCGCCGACCTGACCCTGCTCAAGTCCTCTCCCCACCGCGACTACGTGCTGGAGATCGCCTCGACCATTCCCGACACGTTCGGGCTCTCCATCTCATTTTCCGGCGCCGACGAAAAGATTGGCGACCACGTGTTTGCCCGCTGCACGGAGATCTACTCCGCCGACATCGTGAGCGAGCCCGCCGCAAACCCTTCCGGCCTATTTCAGGCCGGCGATACCCAACCCACCTCCCCCCTACAAATGACTCCCGAAGAGATCCAGGCAGCGATTGCTGCCGCCCTCGCCCCCCTGGCCGAGAAAATCGCGGCCCTTGAAGCCGCCACCGCAGTCGATACGACTGCTGACGCCGTAGAAATGTCCAACGCCGACAAGGCCAAGGTCCAAATTGCCGCCAAAGAAGCCGCGCTCTCCGTGCTGCGCGAGTTCTCGGCCAATCTCCCTGCTCCGGTTAAGTTCTCCGCTCCTGCGGTCGAGCCCATCGCCGAAAGCTTTGAGAGCATCGTCCGCGCCCTCAAGGCCGGCGGCACCAAACATAACGACGCCGTGCGTAAGACTCAGGCCGAGAAGCCCGAGCTTTATGCCACCTACCTTTCCCGCGCCCAAAAGGGCGAGGTGATTCTGTTCTAACCCAAATCCATCCATCCCATGTCCACCCTATATTCAGGCAACGGCACGTTCGTCGCTAACACCACCGTTACCGCTTTCCGCGCCGTGGTGCTGTCCAGCAATGGCGGCATCACCCTCAACTCCGGCTCCACCAAGCCGGACGGTTTCGCTCTGACCGACGCCGCCTCTGGCGATTACGTTTCGGTCAAGTTCCTCCACAACCCCGGCACCCAGAAGGGCGCGCTCTCCGCTTCCCCGATCACCATCGGTGACGTGGTTTACGCCGCCAACGCTGGCAACGTTTCGCCCACCGGCACCGTCGCCATAGGCAAGTCTTTAACCACTTCTGCCGTTACCGGCACGGTGATCGAGTTCATCGCTAACACCCTCTAATAACTACCCATCATGTATTCAAATTCAAATGCCATTTACCGCGCCGAGTTGGCCGGTCACGTTTTCGAGACCGAAGGCTGGGAGAAGAACCTCATTGGCACGCTCGCGCTGCCCGTTGTCGAGGTTGCACTTCCCGAAGGTCAATATCCTAAGTTCCAGAAACAACAGGGCCAGCTGCTCAAGACCGAGGTTAAGGCCCGTGCGCCTTACTCCGGCTTTGCTCGCGGCACCTCGTCTTTTGTTCAGGACACCTACGCGTGTCTTGAATACGGTTATGAGCAAGCTGTTGATGACACCATCCGCCTCAAAAACGCCACGTTCTTTGATAGCGAGGTCATCGCCACCCGCCTTGCTCGCCGCAAGCTCCTCCTTGCTCACGAGCTGCGTGCTGCTGCAGTGCTGTTCAATGCCACTACCTTCACCAGCACCAACTCGGCCACCGCTTACACCACGGCCAACATCGCCACGTTCGATGTCGGCAATGACGTCGATGATGCCAAGGATCGTCTGATCAGCAAGGGCGAGACCGCGAACACCGTCGTCATCCCCTATCAGGTCGCCACCCGTCTCCGCGCTTCCACGAAATTCCAGAACCGCGCTCGCGGTGCAGGTGTTTCAAGCGATTCTATCCTAAACCTTGATGCGTCCGCCATGGCCGACGTGTTCGGTGTGGATCGCGTCCTCATCGGTCGCGCCGCTTATGATGGTGCCGGCGAAGGTATCGCGTTCTCCAGCTCCCTGATCTGGTCTAACAGCTACATCTGGGTGGGTAATGTCGGCACTAGCCTCCTTGATGGCGGCGCCGCCTACACCCTCAACTGGTCGCAGTATGGCACCGTCCTCAACGTCGAGACCTACCGTGACGAACCGATCAAGTCGGACATCGTTCGCGCCGCGCACTCGACCGCCGAAAAGGTTGTCAATTCCGCCGCCGGCGAAATTATTGCAACGCAGTATTCCTAAGCCATAAGCGCTTAGTTCTGAGCCCACCCTTTCACCGGGGTGGGCTTTTTTGGGCATGAGCGATTACTCACAGCACGGCGAGCAAGCAGTCATCGTTGCCCACTGCGGCGCACTTGGCGTGTTCCTCGACATCGGAGCTAACGACGGCGTGACGTTCTCCAACACCCGCGCCCTCGTCGATCTGGGCTGGCGAGGCGTCTACGTTGAGCCCGGGGCCGCAGCGTTCGCCAAGCTCAAGCAGAACCTCCCCAACGCCTGCGCCTATCAGGTCGCCGTGTCGGATCAGGACGGAGATGCAACGTTCCACGAGTCCGATGCCAACAGCCGGCATATGGTTTCGTCGCTAGTCGAGTCCGAGCGGCAGAAATGGAGCTGCTACACCTTTGCCGAGGTTCAGGTTGAGACCGTGACCGTCGCAAGCCTGCTCAAGCGCGCCGAACTTTCGCGGGTGGATTTTCTGAGCATCGACGCCGAAGGATTGGACCTCCTGATCTTCCGCCAATTCGATTTATCCGTTTTCGGCGTGCGGCTGGTTTGCGTGGAGCACAACGGCAGCGACATCGCTCCGTTCGATGCCCACGCCGCCAGCCACGGCATGAAGCGGATATTCAACAATGCGGCTAATTGTATCTACGCACGACTATGAGCGACTTCGACCTTACCCAACTAGAGACCGACATGGCGGCCATCTGCTCCACCACCTATTCCGGAGAAGCCTTCGTCGTCGGTGGCGTGACTTACTCTGGCGTGTTTGGCCAAACCGACCAGCAGTTCGGTTTTGAGATCGTCGGCAACCGCACCGATGCGACCGTCAGCCTGGCATTCAGCCGGGGCGTTTACACCCCCACGATCAACGCGCTGGTTTACCGCCCCTTCGACTCGACCACCTACCGCATCACCGACTTCAAGCCGGATCTGCAAGCCTACGACTGCACGCTCAACAAGCGCCTCGCGTGAATCTGAATATTGACCTCAATACAGCCGAGTTTCGCATGGCCGCGCAGCGGGCGGTGCGTGAGCTACGAGCCAATTCTACCGAGTTAATCCGAGAAGAGGCACGGCTTTTTATCGGCGAGTTCATGAAGCTCACGCCACCATTTGCAAAAGGTAATTACGGAAAAAGCCTTGGAAATAGCGCTGACTTTGAGGCAGGGAAAAAACTTATCACGCATGACCTTGCGCAGATCGCGGGACACGCCGAGGAAAACTACCTCCAGTTCGTCGTTGATACGTTTGGCGGCGCCACTCAAATCCGGCAGCAGTTCTTCAAGAAAGGCACAAAGAAGCCATACCTGATTGATTGGGATAAAGTTGCTTTTACAACCGGAGAATTAAGCAAATTTCATCGCAGTAAGATGGATAAGCGCGGACGCCCGCCGAACCACTACAAGATGGGCGACAAGTCCTACGGCAGAGCGGACAACAACGTCGGACGATGGGTGGCGAAGGAGAAGCTTATGGTTCCAAACGAGGTTTATTCACGATATTTGGCGGACCTCATTTATAATGTTGGAGCTGCCAAGGCCACATTTAATGCCGCAGCCATGATTTTAGGCATGAAGCGCATACCTCCTTGGGTAAAGCGACATGGTGATCTTGGTTCATATTCAGAAGAGGGTAGCGGAGAAACTTTTGCCGTCACTCTAGGCGGAAGATCACATGTTCCTGGCGCACAGGGAGCAGCCAATATGGCCATTGCAATTCGAGGAAAGAAACTCACCGCCGAAATCCAGCGCTTGCTCAAATCCTTTGCCTCCACCGGCAAGATCCTGACTCGCCGCAGATCCTTTAATTCCGAATAATTTATGCCCACCCAATACGACATTACCGACATGGTAAAGGACGCCGTGAAAACCGTCCTTGCCGCCGGTCAAAACTACGTCCCCACCGCCGCCATCCGCACCAACCGCAGCGACATCGCTGCGGTCGCCCCGCGCATTGATGTCACGGTCACCGGCGTCAGCCGCGCCAGCGAGCAGATGGCATCTGCCAACGGCGCGTTCTTCTTCAACCATTTTGAGGTTGGGGTGGACATTGCCATCGTCTCCGACCGCGCAGGCGACGGGGCCGCGCAGCACGATCTCATCCTCCAACGCGTGCGCTACCTGATGAGCCGCGAGGCGCAGTCGTTTGTCTCTCCGGTGGTCACGCTCTTCGAGCCGCTCGACATCGTGGAGTCGGGCGAAAGCCACGAGGTCACCGAAGAGACTCGCGAAGACACTTCGACCGTTTCCTATCGCCTCCCCATCGGTCTGCTCGGCTCCGGCTACACCGTGCCAACCTCCGGCACGCTGGTCTGATTTTTTACGAATCGGCCATGGGTAACATGGCCATCCCATATCTTACCACCGCTACTCTTCCCTACGGCTCCCGCGTTCTTACTTTGAGCGCAGTTGGCTACATCGCCAACAGCTTCTCCACCTCCACCGGACTGCAAGTCATCGACCGCCAGGATGAGGTCGGCGCGCCTAATGGTGCAGTTGGCATCCGCCAGCCGATCACCGGCTCGGCTTCGCTCCAGCTCGCCACCACCTCCACGTCCTATCCGGCAGCAGGCGACCAGTTCGCTGCGAATTCGGTGACCTTCTTTATCACCGAGGTCTCGAAGCCCGAGTCCCAGAACGGTTTTAAGATGGTCGATATTACCTTCCGCGAATCCGTTTAAGGGCGTGAAACCCCGTGGACTCCACCGCTCTATGGGCTGAAAAATACTTCCCTCGCTGGCACGCAATGCAGGCGAGGGAGAACGCGCTGCGCGAGCAGGCGTTCATTGAGTGGAGTTCGGTGGTCTGCGGCGAGCGCATCCGCCAGATGACCCTCGGCGATATGCTGATGCTGCAAGGTCTCGGAAATCCCTACGTCGCCGGCGACGCCTACCCCGAGGCCGTGGACGTGATGCAGTTTCTCTGGGTGCTCTCGGTCGAGAATAAGGGCAGTCGGCTTCGCAAGTGGTATCAGCGCCGCAAGCTGATCCAGAGAGTGGCTCAAATCAAAGCCGTGGACCCGCTGGCGGAGTGCGGCACGCAAATTGACTCCTACATGGCCGACGCATTCCAAGACGCGCCAAAGGGCAGCAAGTCCGACCGCCGGCCCCTCGGCGTGTGCTTCATGGCCTCCATGCTCACCAGGCTGGCTTCTGCGCTCGGTCCCCACGATCCCGCCACCGGCGAGGTCTGGGCTCGCTCCCCGCTCGCCCGCATTTTCCAATATCTCAAAGCCATCCGGGCCAACGAAGCCGAGGGTGAGTTTAAGGATTCGTCGCCATCCGACAAGGTGATGAGCGACTGGCTCGAAGAGATCAACCGCCCCGCTGCCGCTTAACTTTTACCCATGGCCTTCTTCTCAGAAATCAAAGCACGCCTCGGGCTCGACATCACTCCGTTTGAAAAGGGTTTGTCGCAGGCGCAGGGCTCGATTGGTAAAGTGGTGGGCGGTGCGGCTGGCAAGCTGGGCAATTTTAAGACGCTCGGCACTACCCTTGCAACTGCGATGGGTCTTAATCTTGAAAGCATCGCTGAAGGTCTAGCCCGCTTTGTCATAGGCTTTAGCAAGGCACAGGAGTCTGCGCTGCTTAAACTTGTTGAGACCTCCAAGGCTGCGGCGGATGAATTAGCTCAACTGGCTTTTAAAAAACAAGGAGGCGACGACCCAGAAAAACGAATTGTATTGCTTAAAAGGGAAGTTATATCAACAGAAGCAGTAGCTAAAGTAAGAAAGACCCTTAATTTTTCTCAAGTGGCTTCAATTATGAAGGAACAGATTCTTCAAAAAGGCACTATACTTGGAACGATTGCAGGCATCGCCAAAATAAGCGCGGAAAACGATGCAATGGCCGCAGATGCTGCGGATAACCGAGACAAAATGGGTAAAGCCTCAAGAGGAATAATATCCGCACAAACAGAAATTAAGGACGCTGCGGCAAAGAAAGAAAAGGAAGACGCAAAGGAGATTGACGCAATTACCAAAGCAACCGACAAAGTGCGCGAAGATGCGCTTAATGAAACACTTACTCTTGAACAGCAAATACTGGCCGCAAAATCGAAGGTATACGACTTAGAGCTAGATGTAAATGAATCTCAAGAAGGTAGTGTTGATCAAGCAAAGGCCGGATTAGCGCTTGAACAAGAAAAGCATAATTTGGCTAAACTAGAGCGGGAGCAATCTGATAAACGTGCCGCCGCCGAACAAAAACACACCGACGAACTTAATGCCCAGGTAACGAAACTTAAAGAGCAAAAGACGACCATTGAGCAGACGCTGGCTGCGCAGGCCAAGGCATCGCTCTTGCCGTCCATGGCCGATGTCGTCTCAGGCAAGCGCAACATTGGCGGCGTTGCTCGTGCTCGCGCCACCCAACTTGAACGAGATCGTGCCAGCGCCCTTGACCTTGCGGACGCCGAGCAGCGGGCGCGTGAGGAGCTTGCGTCTGGAATAAAAACAGGAGGCATTTACAATTCAGGAGGAATTAGCTCAGTAAAAATGGATTCCATCGGAGGCATTTCTTCAATGTTGGGCGAAGATCCACTTGGAAAAGGCCGTCGTATCCGCAGTGAGCTTGACCAGACACGTTCCAGAATTACCACCAACGAGAATCTTCTCGGCTCCCGCATCTCCGATGCCAACCCCAACGCGGCAATGGAAAAAGAGTTACTGGAAATTAAGACTCAACTCCGAATTCTTAACACCGACACCCTTTCCCCACAAAAAATAAAATGAGCGTTACCTCCGTTACCTTTTACCCCGGCGCCGGCGTGGCCTTTACTGCCGTCGCCACCGTTGGCCCGATGGAGTGGCAAGCACCGTTTCCCGGTGTTACCGACAAGGTTTTATTCCGCCAGACCTTTCAGCAGGACATCTCCAGCTGGTCTGCGTTGGCGATGAGTTCCGCCTACACCGGCGCTGGCTACACCAATTTCGTCCTGGTGCGAGAGTCTGATTTTAAACCCATCGGTGGTGGCCAGCACCAGTGGAGCCGTTACTACGCAATTACGCCGGCGGAGCGCGTGGAATACACGACCATCGCAGCGCAATTCCCAGGCTATCAAAACATCCGAGATCCAATCAACGCAAGCAGCTTGGCCAAGATCACGATGGAGTATTTCTTGATCAATAGCTCAGCCAGCATTCCAAGCCTAGCAAATGCCACAGTCGTCACTTTTTCAGCCGACAACACCGCACCGCTGCTTTCTGGCGTAGAGCTTACCACCTCGACCAATTTCACAATTTCGACCTACATTGCAAAAGTAACCGGAGACCGCGATACTAACGGTCAATTCTCCATTACCGCCGAAGCCCAAACTCTTAACCGTTGGGAAGGCAACTTTTACGAGCGCCGCACGGTTCAAGTGAAAGCCAAATGAAAAAGATTCAAAAGCTGGTTTCCGTCCTTGGTCCGTTTGCGACGATTGGGCAAAAGGTCAATGAGATCATTGACGCCAACCCTCCGCTAGAGGCTGGCACCGGGCTTATCATCACGCGCTCCGAGAACAACATACTGATCGGCCTTGACAAGAGCAGCATTAAGAACCGCATCCCGCCTTGGTTCCTAACCGGCACAGTTGAATCCGGCACCGCCAAGATCAGCATCAACCCCGGACTGGTGAATAATTTTGTGCCAACCATCGGTGGCGTTTCCCTTGGCACATTTCCGCGCCCGACTCTGACCGTCACCGGCTCAGTTGGCGTGATTGAGATCAAGGCCACGATTGACGGTGCTGGAATCATCACCGCCGTGATCGTGCAGAACGTCGCCACAGCCACCGCAGATACCGTGACTAACAAATACAAGACCATCGGAGGCTGGACCTTTGCCAGCGGCGCGTTCACCTCGGTCACCTCGATTTTAAATACCAATCAGACGCTCTACCTCTGCAACGGCACCGCTATCTGGGAATCATGAGTATCGCATCACAATGTTCGGAGTGTTGCACTTGCCCGACCGCGACGATGGAGTGGGATTCGCGGAGTGCGAGCAAGACGAAAGCGGATGTCGGTTATTATGATGCCGGTTCCTACTACAAGCAAAGTAGCACGACTGGCACGGGCACGGGATGCCCAGGTTCAAACTCATATACATCAACCGCGCTATCCACCTTTAGCACAGGTCTAATAACTTACACGGGGTCACTTAGTCTAGCCGGAGGCGTTTCAGGGACGCAGAACTCAGATGGCTCATGGACAATTACAGGCCCAGACCCGCCAGTTAATGCTGGTAATTGCCGGAGCGCGGGATGTGTTGACGAGTGCGCGGCGCCAGGCGCATCTGTCGGCGTTTGCTGGGGCACGGATTGCTCCGGTTCAACTTCAGTCACTTCGTATTTAAGTGAGGTTAACGCATCGGACTTAAACGCAGCGACAGCCGCCGCGCTTCCTGCATGGCCGAATACATGGACCGAAACGGCGGGAAGTTTTGCGGATACATCAACGGACGGGTTTACCCGTTCCATCCGTGAAAGCCGTTACCGCCTCCGCTTCAAAATCCCGCAGGTCAACACCGGCAAAAACCTCCGCGCCTCGTGGTTAGAGCGGTTCATCGCAGAGGCGGGCGTTGCGGTCACGTCCGTCGAGGTTTACGCACGCGGCGTTTACCGGCCAACAGTCACCATCTCCACTTCACCTCTAGGCACTAATGCCGCCGCGACTGCAGTGATGGCAAGCGATGGCACGGTTGCCAGCCTATCAATTCTCAATCCAGGCGCGGGCTACATTCCCCTCATCACATTCTCGGGAGGAGGTGGAACGGGCGCGGCGGCAATCGCAATTATCAATTCATCTGGTGCAGTCACGGGCGTGACGATTACGAGCGGTGGCTCTGGCTACACCTCCGCACCAACTGTTGCTTTTACCAACGTCACCGCACCCCGCGTTCGCGCCACCGGCACCGCAGTTGTTACGGGCGGCGTGGTCACCGGAATTAACGTAGGCACAGCGGGCGACTTCCGGCCAACGGTTACCTTAGAAACCGCAACAGGTGGCGGCACTACTTCGACGGGGTGGATTGCGACCCTCGCGGTTACGGGCGAAGTAGCCAGCATTGCGGGCGGCAACGCAGGCAACTATCTGCCGACGCTTGAGTTTTCCGCACCTGGCGGTTCACCCGCTGGCACGACAGCGACGGCTACTTGCACGGTTGATTCACAAGGCGGCATTGCTACGGTTACGATGGGCACGGGCGGCACGAAATATACCAGCGCACCTTCGCTTACAATTACGCCCAAAGTAACCGGCCCAACCGCCGCCGATTTAATTATCCACCTTGGCACCGAGACTGCCAAGTGCGCGGTTTGGGACGGCACCACGCTTGGCGGCAAGTGGGTAAAGCGCGAAGTCGTTGATGCAGGCCACGCACTCACCTCCATCGAAGTCGTCCACGGCGGCACCGGCTTTACCAGCCCCCCCACGGTCGCCATTACCGGAGGCGGTGGCTCCGGCGCAACAGCTACCGCCACCGTGTCAGGTGGCGTCATCACGGGCATCACTCTGGGCGCGGCTGGATCCGGCTACAAAACCAACCCGACCATCACGCTCTCAGGTGGCGGCGGGGAGCAAGGCGGCACCGTGTTGCTCGCTGCCCACTTCGGAACCGAAACCGAATACGCCGACAACGCGCAGCCCATAGGCACGACTCCGCTCGGTTACGTCGATGGCGTGACCCGCACCTATCCACTCATCGGCAGCACTGGAACCGCACCGTGGAAATACTACGAACTAGCCGTTCCCGCGACTGACGGGGAAACGACCGTTGCCAATATCCGCACCGTCTGCGACGGCACCGCCTGCCCATGATCCCTAACGGTGTAATCCAAGTCCGCCAAGACATCTGCAAGGATTGCCAAACTCCGTGCAATCCTCGTCCAGATCCAGCGGACAAGTGCTCAAGGTGCGCAATTAACCGTTGGAGCACTTACGGCCAATGCACGCCCGAGGCAGTCGCTGCCGCGCCTATGCGCGGTCTGGGCGACCTTGTGGCCAAGTTCGCCGAGCCCATCGGCAAGATCATCGGCCTCGACAAATCAAAGTGCGGCTGCGCCAAGCGGCAGGATGCGATGAATCGGTTGCTGCCCTTTACACAGCGTCAGGATTCCTGACCTCAAACACCGCCCGCCCTTGGTCATAACGCTCGGCTGCGTTGCTAGCCTTGTAGGTCGCATCCATCGGCACCGACGAGTCGAAGAACGGGTGAACGTGGCGGAACTTGAGCCGCTCGCGGGCATCAATCACCACGCCATCCCGCCAGGCTCGGTGCGAGAACTCGTTGTCAGAATACACCGACAAATACTCAGGCGAGAACAGCGTGCCGCCTTCCTGCCGCTCGAGGCGGGCGCGGGTCAAGATGGCCATGCAGAGCAGCGAGTCGGTGCGGTTGCCGTCGCTGACGGCCAGCACCGCAGAGCGCGAGGTGTCGCCGATCTCGGCGAGGATTGCGGTGTCCCAGCCGTAGGAGGAAATCCAGTCATCGGAGAGCTGCACCAGCACGTCCCCAACCGCCACCTTTGCCGCTGCGTTCCATGCCCGCACGCAGGAGCCGGGCTCGACCACCACGCTGCGGAACTGCTTTGCCAGCTCGACGCTCGACGCATCGTCGGAATCCACCGCGAGGATATGCTCCACCGCTGCCGGATTCGCCGCCATGCCGAGCCAACGCTCGCGGCACTCCCACGCCGCCTGGGCCCGCCCCCGCGTGGCGTGAAGCAGCGAGATCCGCACGCCCTCCCGCTTCTCCGGCTCGCGGCCATTGAGCCGGGCAATGCGCTCGGCCAGATCCAGCCCCGCCCACCCATACCATTTGGCCTCGTAAGACCAAGGCCGGCGGTGGGCCGGTGGCTCGGGCAGCGCGAGCATCGCCTGCACGCAGTCCGCCGCCCGCTGGTGGTTTCCGAGCTCAAGGTTGGCCGCGATCAGCGCAGCCAGCGGTTCGCGCAGGTGCGGGTTTTCGGCAAAAGCCTGACCAAGCCAAGGCAGCGATTGCTGCGGCGTCTCGGCCATGCGGCCAAGGTTCATCAAGATCTCAAACCGGAACGATTCGTGGAGGTTGGGCATCAAGAGCGCGATCTCGCCAAACTCCCGCGCCTTCGCTTTTGACTTTGCGTAGTAGTGCTCCTGGTGAACGTAGAAAAGCTGGCTGGCGGCATCGCGCAGCTGGTTGCTCAGGATGCGCAGGTTGCGCGCATGGCTCATCGGCTTCTCCGCCACCGGCGCGTGGCGCCAGACCGGCGTTGCGAAATTATGCCGGCGGTCGGTTGGCTCGCAGCAGAAGTTTTCATGCACCGCATAAACCCAGCGCCGCCCCGCATCCCAGATCTTGCGCGAAATTAACCGCTCCCGCATTGGCGACTTGTTCGTCCCCGGCACGTCGTAAGGAAACAGCAGAAGGTCGGCGTCGGTGGTCTGCACGCAGGCCCGCACGCCCTCGATGCCCACCGCCACGTCGTCGGCGTCGCACCACATGAGCCAGTCTCCGCTGGCCTGCGCGAAGCTGGCGTTACGCGCCGCAGCAAAGGAGTCCACGTGGTCCCAGTCCGCCGCGCTGGGTCCGTTTTTATATTCAGAAAACACGAACTTCTTTCCATTCGCCGCGCACCAGTCCGCCGCGGTCGCTGCGGTGTCATCGGCTGCGCGGTTTCCGCAGGCCCGCACCAGCGAGAGCTGGTCGAAGGCTGGGCCGAAAGAGTTGAGGCAGGCAAGGATATGCGCCGCCTCGTTGCCGACGATCATGCAAAGGGAGATTTGGGACATATCCGCCCCGCCCCGTAAAGTTTTACGAACCGCCCTTTTTAATATGGCGATGGCAAACCCTTTTATCGGTCTCGATTCGGCGACGCTCACCACGCTGAAAACGCAGGCCGTCGCCTGCTTGTCCGCCATCCTGACCAACCAGAGCTACTCGCTCAACGGGCGCAGCCTCACCCGCGCCAATCTGAACGAGGTAAAGGACATGGTGGGCCAGCTCCAGGCCGCGATTGACATCGCCAGCGGCACCACCGCCGAGACGACCTTCGTGAGTTTTAACAGCCCGAACACCTGGTAACCATGGAACGTCCCGACATCGCTGGCCTCGTGCAGAATCAGAACGCTTTCGAGCGCGCTCTCGGTGCCATTGCACCAGCTTGGGCGACGCAGCGTCTGCGCTCCCGCATCGAGAAGCACCTTTTTGAGTATCAAGCTGCGCAAGCCAATCGCCTCTTCAATCCCCGCACCAACGAAGCACCGAGCGAGAGCCCGAAGACGAGCCGCGAGCGCAAGGTGATGATGTTCGAGGCCCGCGACCTCATCGCCAATTTCTCCGCCATCGCTGGCGTTCCTGAGAAGTTCGCTCTCAACTGCACGCCCAATGAGTGGAGCCCCGCCACTGGTGACCGTGACTACGACCGCGCCATCGCCGACTACTTCCACGCCTGGTGCAAGAAAGCCGACGTCACCGGGCGCCACTCCTTCCGCCAGTTGATTGGCATGGCGCTGCAAATGCGGCCTGTGGACGGCGACTGCGGCTTCGCCCTTCGCAAGACCGCTGATGGCCTCCGCCTCCAGCTCGTCCCCGCCGACCTCATCGGCAACCCCGCCGAGATCTCGAACTTCGACAAATACATCGACGGCATCGTGGTCGATGATTTTGGAAAGCCTGTCGCCTACCGAGTGTTTCAGCGCGACCGCAACGGCTCCTACTCAAACCCCGAGGACGTCCCCGCCCGCGCTTTCTGCCACTACTTTGATCCTTTCCGCGCCGACCAATACCGCGGCGTGACCGAGTTTCACGCCGTCATCAACACCGCCCGAATGCTCAAGGGCATCCTTGATGCCGAGCAGGTCGGCGTGCGCTTTGCCTCCCAGCAAGCCGCGCTGGTCTTCAACGAGCGTGGGTCCGCCTCGCCGCGCCAAGCCTTCAGCGCAGCGCCGTCGCTCACCCTCGAAAACGGGCAGCAGCGCAAGGACGAGTTGTCCGAGATGGGCATGATCAAATATTTCAACACCTCTGACAAGGTGGAGGTGATGCCGTCGCGCCCGTCCTCCGCTTTCACCGGCTTCGTCGAGCATCTGATGGACGAGATTGCCATGGGCCTCGGCATCCCCGGTGGCGTGCTCTTCGGCACCCAAGGCTACAAAGGCCCGAACGTCCGCGCCGAGTTCGCGCAGGCGGATCGCGTCTGGGATCGCCACCGTGGCGTGCTTTCCGACAAAGTTCTGGACCCAATCAAGAACGACGTGATCCTGATCGCCATTGCCGAAGGCGAAATCCCCGCCCCGCCCGCGAAAGCTGGCGAGACCGAAGTGCAAGCCCTCCGCCGCGCTCTTCGTGGTGAGTGGCGTTGGCCCGCTCGGATGTCGATTGACGTGGGCCGCGAGTCCACCGCCAACCTCAACGAGAACCGCCAGGGCATCAAATCCGGCCAGCAGATCGCCGCCGAGAATGGCTACGACTACGAGGACACGCTTGAGCAACTCGCCATCGAGGCCGCGAAAGTCTCGGAGCTTGCCACCCGCTACGGCGTGCCAGAGACCGCCATCCGCCTTACCACTTCCTCGTTGCCCTCCACGCCTTCCGCCGCAGCTGCATCTGGCTCGCAGGTCGGTGCAGCCGCCGCCGAGGCATCGCAGATCAATTCTGGTGGTAGCGCAGTGGGTGCAGTGGGCGCAGTCGTCGGTGGAGTCGAATCGTTCCCCGACGTATCCGCCGAGCTCGCACCGCTCAACGGCGCACAGATCACAGCCGTGCTCTCCATCTTGGAGAACCTTCGCGCTGGTGACCTCACCGCTGATTCTGCATCGGTGCTTATGGTATCCGCCGGCATGGCGCAGGAATCCGCCAACCGAGTCGCGCAGGCCGTCTCTGCTCTGCCGCCCGAGCCCTCGGCTACCACGCCCGCCGCCATGCAAGCCCACCTCGACCTGGCCAAGGGTCTCGATCACCGCAACACCGCCGGCGTCCGCAAGCTAGGCCGCGACATCGGCGGCAACGTGATTTTTAACGACTTGCTTTCTGGTTTCACCGACACCGCTAAATGAATCCACAACTCACGAAGTTTGCCGAGTGCCTAAGCGAATCGCACGCCCGCGAAATTAAGCTGGCGCGCTGTTTGGCCGAGTCGCTGAAGCGTATCCAGACGCTAGAGACCAAAGGCGGAAAGCAGGCGGCGGTTATTCAGACGCAGTTTCACGAGGCCGTTCAAAGCGTTGCGGAAAAGTTGGCGCAACACACCACCGAGACGGCAGGCGCACTCAGCCAGCGCATTGACGGCATCGCGCAGGCGTTGCCCGTTGAGCTTTCCGCCGTTCGCAGCGAGATGGAGACGGTGCGCGAAATGGCCGCAAAAACCACCGGGGCCGCAAACATCGCCGCCGCCGAAATCGCGCAGCGCATGACGGAAATTGAGGCCAATTTTCCCGCTCAACTCGCCGCGCTCAAGACTGAGTTCGCCAAGCCGGAAGCGCAGGCCGCCGCCCCCCAATCTTTCAACCCTCGCGGAGCCTACGAGCCTGGAGAGAAATACAAGCCTTTCGATTACGTCAGCAGCAACGGCTCCTCCTACATCGCCCTCATCGAGAACCCCACCCAGCCGCCCTCTAAAAAGTCAAAGCAGTGGATGCTGGTTGCGGCACGTGGTGCGGGTGGTGGTGTCGATTCTGGTGGTGGTGCGACCGGCCTCGGCACCGCAGCGTATCGTGATGTCGGGCAGGCAGCGGGGAACGTGCTAGAGTTAAGCGCGCTTAATACTGTGACGATAGGCAATGGCTCTAGTCCATCAGGACAACTTTCTTTAACGGGGCCAGATGGAATTGTTTTTGTAAAAAACGACAACGGCTTTCTTACGTTTTCAGATTCTACTGGAACAGCTACTCTTGAAGAACTTGCGAGACTCTCTCAAGTTGGCGACCGCTACCTGACCAGCTCGACGACCTCGAACACGATTGGCAACGGAGCCAAAACCTTTACCGTTGGCACGGGCCTCGCCTACACCCCCACGCAGGACATCACTATCGTTTTTAATGCGAGCAACCATATGCACGCAGCGGTCACCAGCTACGACTCGACGACGGGTGTGCTGGTGGTCGACGTAAATAGTCACACGGGCAGCGGCACCTACGCAGTCTGGTCAGTAAACG